TGCCATGAAAGAAAACCCGGACCTCCTGTTCTTAAGATAACACATCCCATAGGATCGTGAATCTGCCTTACAAGCTTCCCAGAAAATAAAGAATAATCTATTTGATTCTCTAAATTCGGGAGCCCCGACGTCAATCTTAGACCACTGCAAGTACATGTAATGAGTACCACTAATGTAAGTAGGAATGCCTTTATTGTAAAACCAAAAACCTTCTTCTCTACGAGTGAATTCATTATCGATGTAATCATACCATTTTTCTTTAAAGTCTTGTGGATATTGTTTAAAATCAAAAACAGTTTTAATTTTTTCTAAAACTTTTGGATATTCAAATCTACTCCACTTGTTAGTTTTAAACTTATATATATTTTTTTGCTTAGGTAAAGCTATTTTTAAGTTTTGTATTTGGTATATTTCGCCAATCTGACCAGACTTGCTTATAACAACAACGTCATGCTCTTTATTATAGCCGTATTTCCACTTTTTTGATTTGTTAAGCCTTTTTATTGTATTAATTTTTATAGGCTCTATAACGTTATATAATGTTTGTTTATACATTACCTAGACCTCCCTTCCGCAAAACCTCTAAAAGCTTTTTCTTTTTTAATTTCTTTAGGCTTATCTTCTAACATATTTTTTTCTTCTTCAATACGATTAAGTATTTCAAAAGCGTCAAATATGGCTAGCTTTTTTGTTGCCGCTGCATTCTTTAATCTATCTGCTGAAACATCATCATCCGAATCAACAATTCTTTCTTTAGCAACTTTAATCAGTTCTTCAACTGCTTTATGCCCAGCTTGGATTATATTCTTTTTCGTTTCCTTGACGTTCATACTTAATAGATATTGAATTAGTTAATACTCTATATAATCTTTCGCCATCAACAATAAATTCATATTCACTGCTTGGCGTAAATCCAACTAAATCTTCTTTATTTATATCTTTAAGCTCACTATCAACATATTTGATAATACCTCTTAATGGAACTTCTTTTTCTAATAATATATTATTTGATTCAATTGGTTTAATAAAACAATAACCCTTAGGCGCATGCCATTTATTATTTCTTTTGTAAAGAAAAATTTGGTCTGACTTTACAAAGTATTGGTTTTCTTTATAATAACTCCTGCTGTTTTTTTCTACACCGTATACATCATACCATCTTCTAAAAACATTATGATGAACAATTACTTCATCACCAGTTTTAATTTCAGTTTTTTCGTATTTAGGTGTGGCTAAAACAATTCCAACACGACTAACATACCGGTGATCTGATATTTCTGTGTTTAACAGTAATTCTGAATCACCGATTTGTTTGGTATTGTCGTATCTATTGGATTTTGGTTTTATTATAAAATCAAATACACTTTGCATTAATATTCCAAATTATATTCGACTGCAATTGCCATATTTTTATTGAAATCTTTCCAAGGTAAAACTTCATTTTTCTTTTTAATAAAAATAGAAAATTTATCATCTTGTTCAACTATATCACATATAGTGTGCCCTCCGTAAACTTCTTGACCTACAGCATAGTGCATTGCATCATTTTTATAATCTCGTCCAATACTAATCTTCCTTACTAGGCTCATCTTCTTCAATTTCTTTTATAGTACCATCTGTTAAATTTACAGATACTTTACCGTACTTTTCTTCAAGTGTATTTTGTAATTGACTTAACTCACCTTGTGACTTTTGCACTGTAAGTACTGCAATTTGTTTTTGCATTTCTAAACCACCAATTTGCATTTGCAAATTATTGATAACGTTTACTTGTTCTTGAATTAGTTTTAATTCTTCGTCTGTGATTTTTAAATCATCTGTTTTCTTTGCCATAAAATTTAATTTTAATTGTTATTACTATGTTTATATCATTACGTATTTTACGCAATTTTTACTTTTATTAATTTAATGCTAAAGGTTCTTTATCGTATGTTTTTCCTTTTGCGTTAAATTTTTCTGACATCCAAAATAAACCGTCTTTTTTCCATACGCCTCTTAATGGAGTAAAACCATCTTCTAATACTGACCTTGATTTTGCAAATTCCCATACTTTTCCGTCAGTTGAAATTTTAAAAATATCTTCAACAGTTGAACAGTAATATATATCTATAGGTCCTATAGCGTGACATTTTTCCATTAATATAGGTAAGTCATCGTCTACTTCACCTGTAATACAAATATCTATATCTGTTGTTTTCCAGCCATGTAAAATACCCCCTGTTAAATAAAGTTTATAATGTTTCCAATCTAATGCTAGAACTTTTTCAATATAATGCTTATATATTTCATCATTAGTGCCTTCCATGTACGGTACAAATATAAGATCTCCATTTACATATCTTTGATCACCATCAGTTATAATATTATATTCGTGATTTTCTTTCATAATTTATTAATTTTAATAACTATAATTATCGTATTGCATTTCTAAAACTGCAGTACAATCTTTCCAATCTGTTGTACTACTACTAGAATTAAAAGCCATTTGAATTCTATCGTATTGGCTAAATGTATCACTAAACGTCCATCTAGCATACATACCCACACCTGTTCCAGTTGGGGTGACGTAACCAGTTGTTGAACTTGTAGCTCCATTTTTATAAACTCTTATTCTTGTTGGCCCACTAGTAGGTGTATTCCTAACGTTTCTTATAATAAGTGATTTTATTCTTCCACCATAAGGTGCTACTATATAGGCGTCTGTATTTGGAGATGAAAAATTATTCGCTGCACTACCGCCGCTACTTGATATAGGTAATAGTTTAAAATTTGTTCCAGGTGTATCTGCAAATGGATTTCCTTGAATCATAAATGATATAAAATGAGGTTGTCTATGAATAGAGTCTGCATCAATTTTACCTGTTATATTAACACCTATACTTGTTGTTTGTAGTTTTATATTATTGTCATGATATAAAAAGGATTGCGAGCCATTCCCCATAAACATCTTTTTCCCATCTGCGCTTTCTATTTTAACATTACTGCTACCTTTTAAAATTAAATCACCAGTTCCTGTATCACTAACATAAGAATCACTACCATCGTGATATATTTCTAAATCATTTGAGCTACCTAATCTTATTTTTGAATTATCTGTCCACGAGCTGTGAGATTCATGATCAGTTGTTTCTTGGAATGTTGTTGTGCCTGCAACAGTAATATCACCACCTGCTTGTATTGTTAGTGTGCTAGGAATATTAAAATCTCCTACATCAACAAGATTATTATTGTCCATATCAATATTACCTGTCATTGTACCACCAGCTTTTGGGAGTGCATTACCAGCAGTGGTTGCATTTGACGATATATTAGTCTGCATAGTGTCTAGATTTGCAGCCCCATTTACTGTTATATAACCTAATTTTTGTGATTGCGTAGATGATATACCAGTAACGTGTTGTGTAACACTTGACGCAGATATTCTAGCATTAGCAAACGTGCCGCTTGTTATTTTACTTGCAGCTAAGTTAGGTATTCTAGCAGTAGCAAGAGTTCCAGAAGTAATCTCACTAGCGGCGTGATTATGTGAAGCAGGTGTAAATGAACTTGGAACGCCTGTTAAATTACTATAAGCTAAATAATGTGAACCTTGTTGACCATCTAAAAAATCTGCATCTAAACCACTACCACTACCCATATTTTTAGTGTTCCAGTTCATAGACCAATCACCCCAACTAGCGTTTGACCAACCAGTTCTTGTAAACACTTTTTGACTACCGGAATGTGGGTAATAAGTTTGTTGTATACCTTGACCATCATCTTCAGTAACAACCAAATGACCATATCTATAATCTGGCTCAAATGTAATACTTCCGACTGTGTGTGTCGGTCTATTATCTCCTGTGAACTGTGCGCCAGCAGTAGAAGCAACCCCATATGTTCCTTGATCTACAAAATCATCCCAGTCTGACGTAGTGCCTACTGTTGCAGTTCTTGTTCTAAACACACCAGCTGATAATCTAGAGTCTGATAAAGTACCTGAGGTTATCTCACTAGCAGCGTGATTGTGTGATGCGGCTGCGTAGCTACCAGCAGCTTGTGCGCCTATATCTGATAATACTTGTGA